AAAACAATGGACAATTTAATGCATTATACTCATTAGCACAAAGGCTATTAAATGATAACAACATTACTACTATGGTAGCTGTGTTTGAAGCAGAGGTAAAGCTGTGCAGCAGACACAAGCTAAGTAAGTTTGGAATAAGCGCAGACAACACCTTAAAAATGATTCATAGAAATAAACAAATAACCATTAAAATAAAGTAAAATGAAAGAGAATAATTTAGCACTTATAAGCGCAGAAGATTTAAGCCTGGTAGATGACAATAGCTTGAATGCAAACCAACTTGCTCAGATATTAAAACGTACTCCAAAAGCGTATGTAAAGAAGCGTCCAGCTAAAGGTGGAGGCACTTGGGATTATGTAAGTGGAGGATACGTTAAAAAGGTCTTAAATCTGATGTTTGGATGGGATTGGGATTTTGAAGTATTAGAAGATAAGATTATGCACGATGAAGCTATTGTAAAAGGTCGTTTAACTTGCAGGTCAAATGGTCGCACGATTATTAAAACGCAATACGGAAACAAGGACATAATGTATAAACGTGGAACAGATGCGCAAGGTAATCGTGTGCCATTATCAATAGGTAATGATTTAAAATCTGCTGCAACTGATTGTTTAAAAAAGTGCGCTGCTGAAATTGGCATAGCTGCTGACATTTATAATAAGGATGAGTTTAAGGAGATACAAGTTAAGGACTGGATTAAGGACATAGACAAAGCCGAATCATCAGAGGAGTTGGATATGATTTGGAGTGCTATGAGTGCCAAAGAGCAAACCAATTACCAGGAAGTAATTAATGAAAAACAAAAAAATATTTAATTATTTTGCTACAAAATTTTGTAGTCTGAAATATTAATATTAGATTTGGGTATCGTTAACAACAAAACAAAACAATTATGAAAACTTTAAAACAAGAAAACACACTAAAAATTGGCGACAAAATTAAAAGTTTTGAAGTTGAAAACATCGTAGAAGCAGTTGAAACTTTATACAGAAATAACGGAAGCAAAATAAAAGTTATTGCAAAATTTGCTTTACTTGAGTCTGAAAATGGTCAACAAAGAGTACTTAGAGCCGACAAACAAAATCTCAATGATAGTGAAAAATGGTTTCCTACATTTTCAGATAGTTCAAAATTTAAAAGTTGGAATATGTTTCAAATAATCAAATAAACAAAACGGAGGATGCCAAAAATCCGAAATAGAGTAGGCATAAACAAAACAAAACAACTATGTTTGAAAAACACATTTTTCGCAGCCATTCAGTTGGCACGATTGTAAACGTACCGAAACCATTAACAGCTACGCAAAGCGAAACGCTTACAGCTTATCGCGAACGAGCAAACGGAGAAGGCAAACCATTAACGGACAATCAAAAGAAAACCTGGCATTCATTAGAGCATAAGCATAATGAAAGTGAAACGTACAAGCTAAATGATACTGCTAAGAAATACCTAAACGATTTAGTATTTGAGAAGCGAACTGGTCGGAGGTCAAAACTTGAAAACAAATACTTTACCAAAGGCATAGAAGCAGAGAAAGCTGGTAGAGATTTGACAAGTCGCATTCTTGGTTTACGTTTAACGGAGGACACAGAAAGAAAGCAAAATGATTGGGTAACTGGTTTGCGAGATGTTAAGAGTGATGATGTAATCATTGACATTAAGTCGGCTTGGTCATTTGAATCATTTAACAAGCACCTATTATCAAAGCCAAATGAAATGTATCTAAGACAATTAGATTGTTATATGGATTTATGGAATATAAAAGATAGTTTGTTAGTTCACGTTCTTGTAGATACACCTGCAAAGTTAATTGATGACGAGATACAGCGAATGGATTGGAAGTACAATATAAGTGATTTGAGTGGTGACATACGAGAAGAGTTTATTGGAGATGTAGTTGAGTTAGTAAGCAATCATATATTTACTGGCAAAGGACTTGTAGATTACTGCACACAATCTTCCAACGTTCAGTTATCTTGGTTTGATAATTTCATTGAGTTATCAGATGACCAAAGAATACATATGATTCCACACGCATTTGACCAGGTACGAATTGAACAACGCAACGAGTGCATTAAGGTAGCAAGAGAATATATGAATACAGTAAAACCTATTAATAACATTATTAAATAACCAAAAAAACAAAACAAATGAAATTTAGATTTAATTACGAAACGGAATTCAATGTATGGATTGTACAAAAAGAAAGACTTATTAAATTAAATGCAAAAAAGCATAATATTAGTATGGATTTTTCCGAATATAACACATTGTACGCTAAAAAAGATTCTTATGTTTTTATAACACATAAGCAAGGGAATGATTTATTTCAATTAATAGTAAACAATCAAACGCAATTTGATAAAGTCCCTTATGAACTTAAACAACTAACAGACCCAGCAAGAGAATTAGTGGGAACTGTATTTGTAAACGATTTTTTTAACTTAAAACAATAAACAAAACAAATGAGTACAGCACAAAAAGAGGCTTTTATACAAGGTATGGAAAGTGGCAAATTTAACACAGACAAAGCAAAAGTTTTTAGACTGCTAACAATAGAATCACAGACCTTAGAACAGCTTAGAGTTAAGCTAAATAAGAAAGGCTTAAACGAGTTATCTGGAAGGGTAACAGACTTGCTTGATATGGGTTTGATTCGTGAAACATCAAGAGGCAGATACACAAAGTATCAAATAGTTACCGATGAACTAAAGCAGTCAATGTTAGCCAATCAAAGACAATATGAAAAGGCTTTAAGATGGCAAAAGCAAGGCAAAGAAAGAGGATACACAGAAATTTTAAACTTAAAAACACAAACACTATGAGCAAGGAAAGAATAATATCAAGGGCATTGGTTTTAATGCAATTACAGCAGTTGACATTTGAGCAGTTAGATGGTCAAATAAAGCACTCCTACAAACAACATCATAACAACTTTATGAATGCCACAGAAAGAGAATTAAACCGCTTAGAACGCATTATAAATAGTAACGTGGATGAGCAAAGTGCTAAAGAGGGATTAGCTGCACAGAATGAACTTACATTAGCCATTGATTACATAATGGATGTGATATTTGGAGTGCAAGAAAACAAGGATTTATTAACAGCAATTCAAAAAAATATCAATGGAGAAGATTAAAGCAGGACAAAAGGTAAAAGTTCATCTTGGTGTATTGGGTAGTTGTTATGGCATTACTACTGGAAGAAGCGTTAAACGAGTATTAAAGAAGCGTGAGGTAGATGTCTTAGAACTTAAACAATGTTTACCCATACCATTTAACGAGATAGATATGTTTCGTGATGGTGGTGAAGTTAGCTTTAAAATCCGTTATGCAAACCAGGTGCAAATATACAAGGATGAAGAAGAGGTATTCCCAAAGAGAGAACTTTTAGGATATTACAGATTAAAAAAACCTTATTTTAAGGAATACTATTGAATAAAACCTTATCTTTGTAAAGTAGCAATAAATCGTAACGCACACGATAGCTAAAAAAATTAATATTTAGGCTTTTTTTGAAACTTGCAGTGCGTTTGTAAGGAGTAGATTAAAGCCTTTTTTTATAACTAATATTATGGCAAAAGAACTACCATATTTTCAATTTGAACCAGCAGAATATCTTACAAAAGATGTTTCATTTTGTAGCTTAGAAGCGCAAGGTTTATTTATTAATATTTGCGCCTATTACTGGCAACGTAACTGCGAATTAACAAAAGGACAAGTGCTAAGAAGATTAAACTACGAAAGTGCATTAAATGAGTTAATTAAAGAAGGTGTAATAGATTTACAAGGTGAAGATATTTCAATTAAATTTTTAGATTCTCAGCGTGAAAATGCCATATCTTTAAGTGCTATAAATAGCGCAAAGGGCAAGATGGGAGGCAGACCAAAAAAAGCCAAACAAAAGCCAACGGAAAGCCGAACTAAAGCCGAAGTAAAGCCGAATGAAAGCCATAAGATAAAAGAAGATAAAATAAAAAAAGATAATAAGAATAATAACGCTAATAAATTAGCTGAGGGAGTTATTGAATACTTTAACGGTGTTTGTGTTAATCTTCCAAAAGTTATAAAGGCAACTGATAAAAGAAAAATGCTTATAACAAATCGGATGAAAGAATATTCTAAAGATGATTTAAAAAAGGCAATAGATTTAACTGCTGAATCTTCATTTTTAAATGGTGACAACAATAGGGGTTGGACAGCTGATTTTGATTGGTTAATGCAAAAGCAAAATTTTATTAAGATATTAGAGGGGAATTACAAAAACAAAACAAATGGAAAAACTAAGCGAAATATTACAAGAGAACAATTTGAAGCATCCATTGACAAGCATTTCCAGGATTGATAATGGTGCAATAAGTATCTACAATGGAAAGTTAAGTAAAGAAGGAATCAAAAAGAACTGCTTAAAGATCTTAGCAGCGTTTGAAAAGACCGATGCGATGTTCACAGACTTATTAACTGAGAGCCTTAAACGAAATGGCTTTACAGATGAAAGATTCACCGATGCTGTAAACTATGTGATTGATCATTGCAAATATCCAAAGCCAAGCATAGCAGATTTTGTAAGCTATGACAAAAATGTGAAGGTTTATACCTGGCAAGATATGGTAAATAATTCATTTGATTTTAGTAAGTTTGTTAAGATTAGGATAAGTGCAGAGCAAAGCAAACCATTGTATATAAGACAAGAAGATTTTGAAACAAATAATTTTATAAAATATGATTGAGATAATTAAAGGTGTAATTACTTTAGCTGTAATGGAAGAAGATTATTATTTATTAGATTTACTAATAAAGTGCATTGATGATGACATTAAAAACCAATTTCAAAACAATATACAAAAGCTAAATGATGATGATTTAGATAGGATTATAGGATTACTAAGGAAAGCTGGTTATGGGTATAAAGCAATAGAACAAATTTTAAACGGACAATAAAACAAAACAAAATGAGCAGAGAATTAATAGGAAAACTTTTACAATTAAGAGAAGATTACCCAAATTACCAAGAGGAAATAAACTTAACCATACACAGAATATCACCAAAAAGAAGTGGACACCATTTGAGTAATGTGGTGGCAAGTTATATTGAAATATTGTGTGATGATTTGAATGTAAGCAGAAAGCATTTTTTACATAAAAGGTCAAGAGATGTTATTTATTACAGATACAGCTTGATAGCCTGGCTAAAGTATAATACAAGTATGAGCCTTAAAGACATAGGAAAGCTATTTGGCAATAAAGACCACAGCACCATAATAAATGCCTTAAACGAAGTAAAAAACGCATTACATCCAAATTCATACAATCAAGATTTAAGCGACACCTACCACAAGGTAAAGGAAGCATTAGAGCAATAAAACAAACAAAATGAAAAATACATCTATTCAATCAACAGTAATTATATTTTTAATTTGCACATCTGCATTTTTTAAATGCTGGTCTTTACTTGCATCATTGTTCATTGCGATTGCTATATTTTTACTTTTTAAATACTATAAATAAAAATAATTTATTTTTTTAGGTTAAAAATTTTGTAGTTTAAAATATTTGTTTTATATTTACATTATCAAGTTATTTAAAAACAATTAAAAAACAAAAAATTATGGAAAACTTAATAAACAGAATGAACAATCTTGAAGACAAAAGAGATAACGGAACAATGACAATGGAGGAAGAATTGCTTTTACTAAAATTAGGTGATTTGTTTGAAAAAATAGTTTATTGTAAATAAAAAATATGAAAAGCCTTACAAACATTGTAAGGCTTTTTTTTACTTTTGTTTTATGAAAAAGTGCAAGGGCATAAATAAGGCAAAAGGCTTCGGATGTAATAACCTGGTAGAACGGAGAAAGTATGGCTTATGCTTTGAACACAAATGCTTTCAAAAATGGCTATACGGAACGGATGAGGGCAAAGAAACTTTAAACCGACACACCATTAAAGCAAAAAAAGAAACCAAGCACAAGGAAAGATTGCAAGACCAAAAGCAAAAGATAGACTTGATGAGTTTAAGCAAGGTTAAAAGCACGATGATTCAGCCAAAGATAAATGAGTTAGTAAGAATCATTGACAATGGGCAGCCTTGTATAGCAACTGGAAACTTTGGCAAGATGAACGCAGGACATTTTTATCACGCAGGAGGTAGCAGTCAGATAAGATTTAACCTGCACAACATCCACATCCAATCTTTTGAATCAAACCACTTTAAAAGTGGAGATGCAATGAACTACATTCAAGGCATAAAGAGAATCTATGGTGATCGTTACCTGGAATTTATGGAAGGATTAAAGCAAACACCAAGCGACAAGCACACAAAGCAGTTTTACTTGGAGTTAAATACTAAGTTATCTGAAGTGAAAAAGTGGCTTAAAAGCGAAATAAACGGACAAATGCAAGATTCTACCAATCGGATTAGGTTAAGAAATCAAGTAAACATTTTGCTTGGATTGTATGAAAATAAATATGCTGTATTTAAGCAAGCATAAAACTTTTAAAAAATGGGATTAAACAAAGTAAACAATATAGATTTTTTAAATAATGATTTGCCAGATAAGTGTGCAAATTTAATAATTGCAGACCCACCATATTATAAAGTAAAAGGTGACTTTGATTTTATTTGGAAAACTTTTGATGATTATTTGGATGATGTTGAAAAATGGGCGATTGAATGTAAAAGGATTTTAGCAGATAATGGCACTTTACTTTGGTATGGTGATGCTAAAAATATTGCTTACGCTCAAGTTATATTTGATAAGCATTTTGATTTATTAAATAGCATAGTATGGGAAAACACAAACGACCACAAACAGCAAATAAGGTTTAACGAAGATTTGCGAACCTTTGCACCACTTACTGAAAGGATTTTAATGTATAGTAATGAAAGGTATAATTTAACTCAATGCGTTTTTATGATACGTGACTACATAAGAGCCGAAATAGTAAAAGCAAAAGGTAAAGTTGTATTAAAACAAGTTAATGAAGCGTTAGGAACTGCGACAAATGGCGGTGGTGTTGCTTCTGCTTGTTTGAGTTTAGATAAAGCAGAACCTACAATGTTAACAAAGGAAATGTACCAAAAATTACAAACTTGGTGTACACCTTATTTAACAAAGGAATACGAAGAACTACGCAAGGAATACGAAGAACTACGTAGACCATTTAACAACGCTTTACATTTAGGTGATGTAATAAGGTTGCCAAACTACGAAACGAGCGACTATGACCACGATACAGTAAAGCCCGAAAAATTAACAAGAATATTAATAAAAACTTGTAGCCGAAAAGATGATTTAATAGTTGTTCCATTTGCTGGAAGTGGTACGGAATGTGCTATGAGTGCAAAAGAAAAACGTAATTTTGTAGGTTTTGAGATAGCAGAAAAACACGCAAAAATGGCAAACGATAGAGCAAGGATAATATTAAACTCACCTACTTTATTTTAATTTTATATAAAAACATTAACAACAAACAATAACTATTAAAAAGCCAATATAACCAGGTAAAATCCTTATCTTTAAGGCACTCTATTAATTAAATAATTTAAACAAAAAACTATGAGTAAAATGCTAAGTGGTTCTATCAACCTAACAAAGATAGACAAGACAAAAATTGTAAGCACCAATAAAGAGGGTAAGCCTTTTGATAATGGTGCGAAATACTTAAACGTTGTGATATGGCTAAATGATGAAGCCGACCAATACGGAAACAATGCAAGTATCCAAATCAGCCAAACAAAAGAACAAAGGGAAGCTGGAGAGAAAGCAGTTTACATTGGTAATTTAAAATATCCAATGGCAAGAACTGAAGAAACAAAAGAGGTAAAGCAAGAAGCAAGTGGCTTACCATTTTAAAAGAGAATAATTGGTTTGGTTAAGGCTGTTGTATTTATTTATGGCAGCCTTTTTAATTTTTAAGAATATGGACAATAAAAAACAATACTATGCCAAGTGCTGTGAGATAATAGATAGACTCGCAGAACGATATTTAAATCCTTTAAACGATGATTTAACCGATGGCATAAAGGAAGAAGATATAGCAGAAGATTTGTATTACAAAAATCGCTTTGAATGATTACCAAATAAATTGCATAGATTTGATGAATCACTCTTAAATCACTCAAATGGGTAGGGAAGAAAATTTTTGCAATAAAATAAATACAAACGGATTTACAAAAGATAATCAGCCATCATCAGAAGTTAAAAAGGCTGGACATAGGAAAAAGAAGACGCTTAAAGATTTAGCAGATGCATTAATTAGTGGTGAAAGATTAGATAAGTGCAAAGTAATAGCTAACAAAGTAGGCATAGATTTAAACGATAACGAGTTTACTTTGGACATAGCAATGACATTAAAGCAAATTGAAAAAGCATTTGATGAGGGAGATACAAGAGCATATCAAGCTGCAATGGATAGATTGATGGGTAAAGCACCACAACAAATAACGCAGGACAATACGCACCAGGTAGAGCCATTACAATTTAGAATTATAGGCAAAGATGGTAAACCTACTTGAGCATCAAAGCGAGTTTTTAGAAAGCCAACACAGACATACTGGTTTAGTTGGTGGTTTTCGTAGTGGTAAAAGTCACATAGGTATTTGGAAAACAATATCTAAAAAGCTACAATTTCCGAGTGTGGATGTAGCTTACTATTTACCTACATATCCATTAATTAAAGATATTGCATTCCCAAAATTCACAGAGGCACTCACACAAGCGAATATACCTTTTACGCTAAACAAGTCGGACAAGGATATAATAACACCATACGGCAGAATTATAATGCGCTCAATGGACAATCCAGACCTAATCGTAGGCTATGAGGTAGGATATAGCTTAATTGATGAGGCAGATGTATTGCCTAAACGCAAAATGGAAGATGTAATGGTAAAGATATTGGCGAGAAACTCTGTCAAGTCGGAAGGCAATAATAACGCAACGGATTTTGTAAGCACACCAGAAGGTTTTAGATTCCTTTATGATTTCTTTGTTAAGCGTGACACAGATAGTAAACTATTGATAAGAGCATCTACAAGAAACAATCCTTTTATATCAGATAGCTATATTGAGAGCCTGGAAGAAACGTACACACCAGAACTATTAAGAGCATATTTAGAGGGTGAGTTTGTCAACTTAACGAGTGGTGCAGTTTACAATCATTTTGATAGAAATGGCAATCATTCAGACAGAGAAGTACAAGATGGAGATATTTTACACATTGGTTTGGATTTTAACGTGGGTGCTATGGCTGCGATTGTTCACGTTATAGACGATGGAAACCCTATTGCAGTAGATGAGGTGGTGAATGCGTACAAAACGGAGGATATATGCCAAATATTAAAAGGTCGCTATCCTAATCATAGGCTGTTTGCTTATCCAGATGCAAGCGGTAAGGCAGTTAAGACAAGCGCAAGTATAACGGACATTGATACAATCAAGAAAGCTGGTATAAATGTAAGAGCATTAAAGGTAAATCCTAACGTAAAGGATAGGGTGAACACAATGAACAAAAAACTGCAAGATAAAAGCTATCTAATCAACACCTATAAATGCCCAACGTACACAGATTGCTTAGAGCAGCAGCCATATAGAAACGGAGAGCCAGACAAAACGTTAGGATTAGACCACGCAACAGATGCAGGAGGTTATTTTATATGGCATCAATTCGGTAAAAAGAAAAATCAAGTATTTTTATGAGTGATGTTGAAATACAAATACTAAACCTAATAGACAAGATTAACCTATCATCAAGTAAAAAGGATGAGGACAAATTATATAAACTTATAGCTAAATTAGAAGATGAACACATTTACAATCACAGCAAACGGAAAGAGTAAAAAGGATGTCAAGCTGCCAAGTGGCAGATACGATGTAAACATTGAGCAATGGAGTAAAGCACAAGAACATTTAAACACAGCTTTAAAGGCAAATGATTTGCTTGAGGAGGGCAAACTTGAGGAAAGCCAAAAACTTGCAGTACAGTCAATGTGTGGCACTATGTCAGCTTTAAGCATAGGATTAGAAATGGATGATTTGATGCGTATGGATATGGACAAAGTAAACAACTTGTTTATGTTGCAATTTGCCTGGTTACAAAATGAAACACCAAAACGCAAGTTTAAGATTAAAGGCAAGAAGTTTGAAATTCCTAATTTTGGAGAGCGTAGCTGTGGTGACTTTGTGGATACGATGAGCCTACTAAGCATATACGAAGATTACCAAGATGCAGACAAAGGAATTATAATAGCTGCCATCTATATGCGTGAAGGAGAATACTACCAAGATTTACAAGAGATAGAAGAACGAATTGAGTTTTTAAAGAAGTACGGCAGGATGGATTTATTTTACTCGTGCGCTTTTTTTTTGCTCAGTTCTACGAGGAGTCACAGAATAAATATGCAGCCACATTTACAACTAAAAGCGGAGATGGAAAAACTAACGAGTACATTAAACGCTTGGGCTTCTACCCTATATTTGCAAACGTTGCAGAATCAAACGTATTTTCGTACTCCGTAGCTTGGTGGAAAGTATGGAAGAAAGACTTAAACCGATTAGACCAGGTGTTTAATACTCCATTTGATGAGGTTATGAGTTTTGTGGAATACAAGAGTGCTATAAATTAAAAAAGCCTTACAAGTTAATGCAAGGCTTTTAATTAGTTTATTTTATTATTTAACTTCATAGCCTAAAGAATTCACCATACCTACAGCTAAATGCTGCAAGTAGTGGAATAAGTCCCCATTCATAAAGTCTATTTTAACTAAGGTAGTTTTTATTTGTTGGTGGTAGTCTTTGGCTTCCGATATAAAATCTATAAGCATTTGATAAGTTATTCCAAAATGTCCATCTATTGTTATGTTAGATTCTAAGTCTACACCTTTTTCTGTTATTAAAGTTTCTAAATAAGTTTTCATAATTTAATTGTTTTTAATTACTTTGATAATGTAAATATAAAACCTTTTTTATTAACTACAAAATTTTTTAGTATTTATTTTAAAAAAAAGCCTCACAAGTTAATGCAAGGCTTTTTATTTTTTTTTTAGTTATGCTACTTGATATGAATTAGCAATAAATTCTATAGCTTCAGATTCGTTATTTGTAGTAAGAATTCCTTGATTTCGGTTAAATCGTATAGTAAAAATTCCATTATCGTAAGTGTTGTGTAAACATCCTAATTTTGTATTTGCAATTGCAGAACATCCTTCTTCTTTTAAAATTTGTAAATCTTCTTTTGCATATTCAATCAATATTTTATTTAATTCTAAATTTGTCATTTTGTTTTGTTTTATTGTTATGGGTTATTCCCTTTGATAATGTAAATATAAAACGAATATTTGGAACTACAAAATTTTTAACCTAAAAAAGTAAAGTTTTTTTAAATTAATTTTATTTGTGCCTTATTTTTGTTGTAATATTTGCAATTTTAATTAGTTAAATTTACCGAGATATGAATCTACTTGCCCTTAGAGATAGAATAAGAACTAAAGCTATAGCAAATAGCCTTACTTACACAGAAATAGAAACGCTTTTTGATGTTAATGAACTACTAAACCAAACAATGCCTTGTTTGGCTTGGAGATATAGTGGAGAAACTAACAATTTTGATGAGGTAGGTACGGAAATGAGCCTTAATATTTACCTGCTCACAGAATTTCCAGATAGCGTTAAAACGGAAACAGCAGATTACCAACGAGATTACATAGTAACACAGCAAGATGCGTTAAGAACTTTCTTTTATACCTGGCTACAAGCAATGCCATTTGAAAGTGGTAGCGACTTTTTAGAGGTTTTAAGCACAGAAGAAATCCCAATCGCAGAAAGGTTGAGCATTAACGCTTTTCTTACTATGGAGTTTAGAGTAAATATCTCAATAAAGCGTGATTTTTGTGTAGAGCCAGAAGAGATAGCACCAACAGCAGATGAAGTAAAGGTTTATTTTAATAGCGTTTTAAAATACACACAAGCGTGTAATGTAGATTTAGAGTTAACCCTAAAGAATCAAGATGGTGATGATATAGATGCTACGTTTAATGGATATGATATTGTGGTTACTCAAGGTGGTGGAGATGCAACTATTAATATTAATGGGGTTTTGTGGGATGTTATTGCAGCTGGAGACACCGAAGACATAATAGTAAGGCAAAGTAGTGGCTCTACACAAGTAGGAAGTAAACAAGGGCAATATTACAGAATAGGTGATAGTGATATAACTCTTGAGGATGCGTTAGGTACAGTTTTAAGTACTACAAATGTAAAAGCTGAAGACGATGCCACAATAATAGCACCAAATGCAAGGGTAAGTAACTCAGATGATTCTTATGATGTAAATGTGGCAAGTGGTGGAGATTTAGAACTGCCAGATATTACAATAAGCAACAGCAATGATAGCTATTCTGTAACAAGCCCAAGTGTTAAAGATGTGGATTTGCCTAATATAACATTAGCTAATAGTGATGGAAGTTTAACTGCATCAATACCAAGCGCACAAGATGTAACAATTACAGATGTAACTATTAGTAACTCAGATTCATCTTATAGTGCCTCAAGTCCATATAATCCTAATCTTAGTGTTCCAGATATTACTGTAAGCAATTCAGATGACAGCTATAGCGTTACAAGTCCGAGTGTAATAGATGTAGATATACCAGACGAATCTATCACAGTTAATAGTGCAGCGTTTATAACTAAGCCAAGTAAGAAAGACCAAGACATTTTACTAAAAGATGTAAGCGGTAACACAATAACACCAGAAGCATTAAGTGGTAATACAATTACTATTTTAGATGCTGTTGTAGGAGGTAGTAAGGGTTTAATGCCTTTGCAAACTGGTGCGACAACAAGTTACGCTACTGGTGATGATGGAGATTTGGAACGTGGAAGATTAGTAAATCTTTTAACTTTGCCGTATAATAATGGCTTTGGTGGAACGGAAAGATATACCGATGAATTAGGTGGTCAAACATTTACTAAAAATATTATAATTGATTGGTCAACTTGGGATGGCGGTACAGATGTGTTAGGGTATATTTTTACGTTTAGAAGCACATCACATAATGGAACAAAGAGCTGGACAGATTGGATGTCTGGTCAACCATATACAACAGATGGTTTTAGTGATTGGAATGTAGTAAATACAAATGAGGTTCTTAGTCTTTACGATATAACTACCACAAATGGACTTGACTATGCTCCACTTAGCAATACAACGGGTAATAGTTTTTGGACATCATTATCCTTAAATGGCACACAAGCGTACTATAACAATAGAAATACTATATTGTTTCGCAAAACAACCGTATCGACAACTTTACAATCTATGTTGGTAAGGACATTTAATTGGAATGGCACAACATTAAGTTAAAAATAAAGAGAAATGGCAACATATAAATTTGAACAATTTAAGGTAGAAATAACAAATCCAGCAGTATCGGCTAATGAGGATACTATACAATTACAAGTATCTAAAAGCACAATTAGCGTAGATGTATTATTAGAAACTAAAGATGCTAAATTTGGTGTTTTACTTGATGATATACAAGTAGAAAACCTAAGCTATGAAAGCTATGATAATTTAATGGTAAGAGTAAATGAAAGATTAAAAGACTTTGAGGTGTGAGCAGTTTAGGTGACTTTTTAAAGAAGCAGATTAAGGACAAGATGGAGTTTCACAAGCGTAGTGCAAGTGGTGAATCTGTCGAAACGCTTAGAGAGGAGTTAAAGGATGGGCATTTGCTTATTTATGGTGTAGATTATTGGGAAGAAATTAACGAAGGAGTTAAGCCTGGTACGTTGGTGGACTTGGAAGATATACGAGAATGGATAAATAACAAGAGTGCAAGATATGGTGGCTCGTTTCCTCCTGCATCAGCCATACAAAGAAAACTTTATAGCAAAGGCTCAAGCACAAAGGAAGAAGATTTACATATCATTGAAAAAGTGATTGATGATAATAAGACAGAAATAACAAGACAAGCAGAAAAGCTGGTCGGAGAACTTTTAAAATTAAGATAATGGACATAGATGTAGTAATAACAAAAGCAACTGCCTTGCTGCAACAAGCGCAAAATTACAAAGCGACAGATACGCAGAAAACATTAATTACTGGCGCAGGTTCTGGTGATTTAGTTGTAAGGGAAGAAACGTTATTGGTAGAGGGTGCAACATTTAACACTTTGTTAGGTGAAGAAGTGACATCATTAGGAAATGCTCTTACTACCTTAAAAGGAACAATGGATACATTATGCGATGAAATAATTGTAGAATTAGCAAGTTAAGATTATGGCAATAGTAATAACAGACCAACCGACGGCAGACGGATTATATTCGGCTTACTTGCCAGTTAAATTTGTAGCAACAGAAGCTGCGAATCCTGCTTACCTTACCTTTAGTTTAAGGACAAGCGCAGGAGCAGCAATAGCCAATGTGCCTAACTACATAGCAGCCAATATAAACAACACATACACATTCGATGCATCAAGCTATTTAAAGAGCATTCTAAACGTATTAACTACACAAGGGTATAGTACAACAGCTATTGAAGAGTTAACTGACTTATACGGCAAATATGAAGTAGTGGTAAGTGATACAATAAACTCTGAGCCAGATGTAACAAGCAACGAGTTTTATGCATTTGCCAATATTGATGGATTAAGATACTTAAACGACCAAACGGCTAACGATGGTATAAATAGAAAAGGTATGCTATTTGGCTCTGAGTTAAAAGGTGGCAATTTTGCACCTAAATTTCAAGGCGCATATGACAGGTGTGTAGTGTTTGCTCAAAGTCCACAGATTAGCATAACAACATACAACGTAAATAAGCCAAATGATGGAAGCACAATTAACCAAATAGCTGAAATTAATATATCAAGCTACACAAATAAGCTTATTAGTGTGCCTTTAAATAGAACATTTTTAACTACCAATGCACTTGTACCACCGAGCAGTACACCATTATCAAAATATACTGGCTTTATGGCAAAGCATTCATCTCTTGGAAAGATGTATTTTTACTTTGAAAACAGATGCAACATTGAAGAGTTTGTATTTATCAATAAATATGGAGTAAAAGAAAACATTAAATTTCAAACTTACACCTATGAAAGCATCAATACTAAAAGTGATTCTTACAGAGTAGGTGGTTATACGCATACTGGCAACACCAATTACTTTAACACATCTGCTAATAACGTAAAGATAAACCAAGACATCTTGGAAGATTACGAGGTAAGAGGTCAGATGTTCCCAACTAAACATATAGGAGAGTTACAAGACTTTGTATCAAGTCCATTACAATGGGTAGTTGATAATGGAGAACTTGTACCTATAAACGTTTTAGATGGTGGGTTTAAAATGGCTGTAAAATCAAGAGGAGTAGAATTTAATTTCAAGTACAGAAAAGCGCAAACTAAGCCGAGTTTTATATGATAACTTACAACGGAATAGAACTTGATTACCGAGCAGATACATTGCAGTCTTTAATCATCAAAGGAGGGTTAACTAAGATAGATAACCTTACTGATAGGACTGGAACATCAAGCACACAATTTAACTTGCCGAGAACGGCTAAGAATGAGTTAGCTTTTGGTAACATCACTACGGAAGGCTCAGAACTTACAACAAGTGGCTCTGCGTTTATAACGCTTGAGGGCAATGTATTTAGTCAAGGTGTTCTATATGTGCAAGGTTATGACCAGGACAACTTTAAGTGTTTGTTTATGGGTGCAAACAATGATGTGATAGGTAGGTTAAAAGCCAAGCCATTAAAAAACTTGATAGACACTAATAATAGGTTTGCCTTAACCGATGCAACAATAAGAACTAAGCTATCTAATTTTGTAAGTGGTACAACACTTGGCGAAGATGTACAATTCCATTTTGGTAGTGGTTTTTTAAGGTCTTTAAGTGATGCAGGAACATTAAACAAAGATACAGTAGCACCATTTTTTACAGTACGTTCTATGTTGCACAAAATGTTTAAGGATGAAGGCTATGATTTAGTTAGCAACTTTTTTGATAGTGACTATGGACAAGCTATTGACTATTCTAATTTTGGTAGTGCCGATGATATATTAAGTAATAACTCATTTAGTGGAGGTACAAATATATTTCCAGTTGGAAGTGGGGCAAATTACGGTCACGGATTCGGTTTAGGAACACCAGCAAGTGGAAACAACTCTATAAACGTAATTACTCCTACTCCTAATTTAGGGTTTATTAATGATGGTGATGCGTATCAAATTGTAAACAACTGCGACACAATTAAATTAAGTGGGGTATTTGAATATCAAGGCAACGAGAACATACAAAATGTTCAAATAATTGTAATAGTTTATAATCCAATTTATCCAAATAGTATAATTTTTTCTTCTAGTGAAATTGAGGATACCAGTGGATTACTACAAGAAGGCACAAATTATTTTGAAACAGAAATAAGTGCCACATTTTTAGCTACTCACGAAATCAATATAATAGCAAGAGTAAATGGTGGTGGTGGCTCGAGTGATTATACTGGTTCAAGTTTAAAATGTACAGAGTTTAATATAAGCAACAATAACAGAGTGGTAAACGATACTGTTTGGATAGGTGATTATATTGGAGGACAAAATCAGTTGGAGTTTTTGAAAGGTGTGTTAAATGATTTAAACTTGGTTTTAGATATAGATGGCACAACTGCTTACATAGAGTTACAAGATGAAGGCACAGAGCCAGTAGGAACAAGTCCAGCAACATTGCCAAGCATAGCGACAAGCCAATACGACTTAACTAACATTGCACAAGAAAGCACAAATACAAACATAGAGTATTTACAAGCAGATTTAATTCATTTAAACCAACAAATAAATGAAACGGATTATGTAAAGTCTATTGGTGTTTTTAAATATCAAGATTTTGGAAGTTTTTATTATAAGTTAAACTCGTTTAATAATAGTAGAGTAGAAAAAATAGATAGTTTTTTTACAGCTTATTATGATGGCTCAAGTTTTATTGAAAAGGTTAACTCGTTTAATGGTACTGGTAATGCTGGTGCATATTCTGAAACTTGGGAGAATAATTTATCTTGTCGGTATAGGTATGAAGATGCTGGATTTAATGGTGTGGATTCTTTTACATATACAAATGCTGATGCATCAACAACATCTGTAGCTGCTTATTTGAATTGGAGTTTACCAGTTGCATTTGCTAAAACGTGGGACAAGTTATTCTTAAACACGCTAAACCAAAAGAAAAACAACAAGATAATTGAGGTTATATTTAGAGATGAATTAGGCACAATAGTCAGTAATCGTAAAGAGTACATTTACAAAGACCAGGTGTACAAAATCGTAGAATGGAATTACGATATAATAAAGAAATTAGTTAAAGCTAAATTAATAATGAAGTAATGGCAGAAAAAGTAATAATAGATATAGAGTTAAAAGGTTTTGGCAATGCGCAAAAAGGCTTGGATGATTTGACTAAAAAGCAAATAGAGCAAAAGGATGCAATTAAGCTAACTACTCAACAGATAAAATTCTATGAAAAAACATTAGCTGAATTGGAAACAGCAAAAGTTAAGAATGGAGAACTAACAGAGGATGAGTCTAATAAGTTAGATGAATATACGCAGAAACTTGATTCTTCAAACGTATTATTAGTTACACAAAAGGATGAACTTAGTGCAGTCAATACAGAGCGTAGAGCAGCAATAAAAGAAGTTGACACATACAACACAGCATTAAACGCAGAGATAGGCTCTAACGAGCAATTAAGAGCGCAATTAAAGTTAATGACTCAAGAGTATGATGGGTTAAGCCAGGAACAAAGAGAAAACACAGAAGAAGGGCAAATGCTTACTCAAAACATTGAAGGCATAACCGAAAAACTAAAAGAGAATGAAAGCGCAATAGGAGATAACCGAAGAAACGTAGGTAACTATTCAGATGCAATACAAGATGCATTGCAAAATGTAACAATAATGGGAACTAATTTAGGTGGCTTAGTTACAGTTTTTAAGGAAACAAAAGATTCAACTGTTGCAGCAGCTAAATCTTTAATTGTAACGGAAAGCGTACAGAAATCACAAGCAGCAGCAACTACTGCACAGACAGCAGCACAAAAAGGATTAAATATAGCTACAATTGCAGGTAAGGTAGCTATGAATGTGTTTAAATTAGCTTTAATTGCAACTGGTATAGGTGCGTTTGTTGTGATTGTTGGTAGTTTGGTGGCTTACTTTAAGAGTACAGAAAAGGGCGCACAACAATTAAAAGTAGTAATGGCTGTACTAGGAAGTATAACAGCTAATATTACCAGTAAAATGGCTGAATTTGGGGAAACCATAGTTAATGCTTTTAGTAGTATAAAAGATTTAAATATCGGTGATATATTTAAGAGTATAGGAGATGCCATTAAAGACAATCTGATGAACAGAATAGAGGCTTTTGGTGTAGCTGGTAAAGCTATTGCTAAGATTTTTAGTGGAGATATGGTTGAGGGGTTTAAGGATTTAGGTAATGCAGTACTGCAAGGTGTTACTGGGGTTGAAGATGTTATAGGAAAAGTAGAAAATGGAGTAGAAGCATTGGCTGACACATACGTTGAGGCAAAAGAAGCAGTTAAAGAATTTGTAGAAGAAGTTAAGGAAGATATGGAGAGTGCCGCAGATTTGCAAAAGGCAGAGAATAACTTAGTTTTTGAAAGAAGACGTTTGCTTTTGGCTAATGTGGATTTAGAGAAAAAAGTAGCTAAGGCAAGAGTTGAGGCAGCAGATAAAGCTAACCTATCTCAAGATCAAATCATTGCTAAACTGGAAGAAGCAAAAGAAGCTGAAACTCAAAAACTAAAAAACCTAACAAAAATAGCTAAGGCTGAACGTGACATACAACAAGGAAGAAGTGATTTAGCTACAGATAACGAAGAAGAAGCAGAAACATTATTCCAAAAAAAGTTAGCATACGAACAAGCGTTAGCTGCAGAAACACAAGGAACGTTAAGACTTGAAAAGCAGATAGCATCTGAAAGCTATATTTTAATGACTGAATCACTTGCAGCAGAATTAAGATTAATTAAGGCACAAGGTGGTGACCAGGTATCAGCATTAATTGAAATAGAAGAAAAGAAACGAGCAGCACAATTAGCTGACACAACATTATCTGAAACACAAAGACAAGCAATAATAGCTGAAAGCAACAATAAATTAGCAGACTTGCAATTATCGGCTATTGAAGAAAAAATTAAAAACGAAGAAGATGCTGCAACGTTAACAGCCTTGCAAAATGAAGAAGCATATTTAAGACAATTTCAAGCATTAGATGGAAACTTGGAAGCACAGCAAAAGTTAACAGAAAAATACAACGCACAAAAATTAATAGAAGCTAAAAAATTAGTTGAAGACCAAATACAAATATTGCAACAACAAGTAGTAGATGCTACAGCAAGTACAGAAGGTGGTATAGGAGATGCAATATTAAGTGATGAGCAGTTAAAAGAACTAAAGAAAAGACTCGCTGAATTAGGAGTAGATTTAGCTACGTTGGATGGGCAAATTAATAATGTCGGTAAAGATGAAGAAGGTAATACGTTTGGTGATAGTTTAGGATTAGATGATGAAAAAACTGAAAAAATTATAGGCAGTTTTCAATTTGCCATAGGTGCAATAGACCAAATTTTAGCCATAGCATCACAAAATTTACAAACTAGAACAGATGAAAGAATAGCTGCGATTGACCAACAAGTAAAAAGTGGTGCATTATCTGAGGAAGAAGCAGAAAAGAAAAAAGAGAAAGTTAGAAAACAAGCATTTAAACAGCAAAAAAAGATGGATATTGCAAGTGCAACAATGTCTTATTTTGATGGTTTAATCCAGGCATTTGCACAAGCACTAAGATTAGGACCAATTGCTGGTCCAATACTCGGTGCAATTAACGCAGGTATATTAACTGGAACATACGCTGCTAATGTCAATCAAATCAAAGCACAGAAGTTTGCAGAAGGTGGAGTAATACAAGGAGCAAGTCACGCACAAGGTGGTGTGCCTTTTAGCGTAGCTGGTAGAGGTGGATTTGAAGCAGAGGGTGGAGAATTTATCCACAAAACTAAAGCTGTTGAGCATTATGGTTTGCCTTTTATGAATGCTTTAAATAACTTGCAGTTGCCTAAGATGTTCGCAGAGGGTGGATATGTAGCACCAGTTACAGCATCAAGCATAAGCCAACAAGTAAGCGACGGAGTAAGCGAATTGGTAAGCGTTAATGAAAATAGAAGTATGCAAGTGGTAAATGTAGAGCAAGATTTTAGTAACTTACAAAATAAAGTAAACAACGTTGAGTCAGCAAGAACATATTAAAGAGGCATTAGAAGCAGCCGACAAAGGATTGCTCAATAGAGAGTCCATTAAACGCACTATAAAGGCAGATTTTGACAATCAAAATACTGGTCGCATTAGTGTGTTAGACATTCGCAATAAGTTAGCCAGGAAGTATGGCTATAGCTTACGAGCAATCTACCTAATTACGAACTCGTGACAAGCGTAAGCAACAGCATTATCCTTTTAATGACTGAGGAGGATATAATGGAGTGGTTAGATGATGAGCAAGAAGAGTACATTAGAGAGTATCTTGAATTTTATGAAAGAAAAGAATACTACGAAGTGTGCTGTATTCTTAGAGATTATCTCAATCTATATTATAGCTAAGAAAAAAAAATAAAAATAAATACTAAAAAATTTTGTAGTTAATAAAAAAGGTTTTATATTTACATTATCAAAGTAACCAATTATAAATAA